AAAAGCGCACTTCAGTCCAACACCACAGCCTCTAACAATACTGCTGTAGGTTATCAGGCGGGGTATAGCAACCAAACTGGTCAGCAAAATACATTCATTGGTATTCAGACTGGCTATTCAACAACTGGACTTGGAAATACTTTTGTTGGTCATACTGCTGGCTGCTACACAACTTCTGGGACTTACAACACCTTTATTGGCTATGGTTCTGCTGGCGGTGCTGGTGTTTTAGTCACAACTGGCTCTAAGAACGCAATCCTTGGTGGCTTTTCAGGCAACCAAGGTGGCCTAGACATTCGCACAGCAAGCAACTACATCGTGTTGTCTGATGGGGATGGGACTCCACGCTTGTATATGAATGGTGGTTCAGCGTTGATTTGTAGTGCTGTTGGTTCGGGGGCTGGAACTAACGCCATGCGTTACAACACCACTACTGGCCACATTACTTACGATACATCGTCTGCTCGATACAAAGACAACATTCGTGACAGCATTTATGGTTTAAGCCATGTTATGCAAATGCGTTCAACACAATTTGAATACAAAGAAGATGGTCGTTCTGATGTTGGTTTAATTGCTGAAGAACTACAACCAATCGTTCCAGAATTAGTTGGCGTAAACAAAGAAGGCCAAGCAGATTCTGTGTCGTATGACCGCATGGTTTCTGTGCTTGTTAAGGCTATCCAAGAACTTAAAGCACAATTTGATGCCTACAAAGCATCACACCCTTAATCAACTGAAAGGTAAATTATGACCACTCAATTCACCACAACCATTACAGCAATGTACACAGTACAACATCCTGACCCTAATTACGTTGTTAACGCACTTTGGGAAGTCACAGGCGTGGATGGACAGTACACGGCTTCTATTGGTGGCAATACTCAGTTTGACAGTACTCAGTCAGATACATTTATTCCCTATGACCAATTGACTGAAGCAACAGTTATTGGTTGGATTCCACCCGAACAAATTGCAAGCGCACAAGCGTGTGTCCAAGGTCAAATTGATTCAATGATTACACCGCCTGTTTCACCGCAAAATACAGCGTTGCCTTGGGCATAATAAGTATGGGTAAACCGCCAACCCTAATGGCGGCATTTTTTTAGGAAACGAAAATGCAAGACATTACATTAACTCTGTCTGTTGAAGAAACAAACGCAATTCTGCAAGTGTTAGGCGATTTGCCTACCAAAACGGGCGCATGGAACTTGGTGGTAAAAATCAAGGGACAAGCCGAACAGCAAATGAAAGTATCGGAAGATGTCGTTCAATGATTCACGATTAGACAGTCACGAAGCAGTGTGTGCGTTGCGCTATGAGCAAATCAACGCACGCCTGAAAAGATTAGAACAAATCTTAATCAAAGCCAGTGGCGCAATCATTGCCATGATGGCAGGGGTTATATTTACGTTTCTGACAAAATAATGTTGAAAAGAGCCGACCATGCGTGTTTTAGTGGTCGTCTTTTTGGCATTAACTGCATCTGCGCAAAGCGGATGTAACGTCGCAGATTTTTACGGATTGGCTTATGCATTGCATAATCCGACAGAACGACATTACAATTTGTTGCGATGGTTGCAATTGAACGGCGACAAATGCAATAAAGAGCAATTGGTTGTTATTTGGAATAACTTGCCCATGTGGGCGGGTACTGCTGATAGTGCCGAGATACGACAAAACATCATATCTCTCTATGAACTATTAGCGGCAAAAGAAGCCAAATGATTACGTTAGACAAATGGTATCCGTACATTATTGAGCGACAAGGCATTCAGACTGTTGCGTTTAATGCCGCCGTAAAAAAAGTTCAAGAAGAATATGCGCTTGCCGTTGAGGCAAATAAAAAAGAGCGCATAACAAATGAATTTGTTGTTGATTTGTACAATAAAAACGCACGACAAAACACGCTTGAACTTGAGATGTTTGAGAATCGCAAACGTTTCCAAATCTTTGTATGACGTGGCACGACAGATATTATGCAAAACACCAAAGACAAACTGGTTTACACAGTAACAATTTGCGTAACGCTAACCCTGTGTTTCTCCGTGTTAGCCATGGTGGTCGCCTTTATGTTGGGGCTGTGGGCAAAGGAAGTGGACAACGCGGAAATCTTCAAAATGATTTCACCAGCGTTTAGTACCCTAATTGGAGGGATGATTGGATTCCTAAGTGGTATCAAACTGAACCAAGACGAAACTGAAAAACCAAAGGAGAACAAAGATGATGGGTTTAGATGCGATATTGAATATAGGCGGGAAACTAATCGACAAACTGATTCCCGACCCCGAGGCGAAAGCGAAAGCGCAGTTTGAACTTGCAAAAATGGCGCAAGATGGTGAATTGGCTCGCCTAGCCAACGAAACCAAATTGTATGAAACCGAGCAAAACAATCTTACAGCACGCGTTGAAGCCGACATGGCTAGTGACAGTTGGTTGTCCAAAAATATACGCCCAATGACGCTTATATTCCTATTGGTTGCTTATTCTGGCTTTGCCATTGCATCCATATTTGAATACGAAACACGCGGCGCATACGTAGAATTACTTGGTCAATGGGGCATGCTTGTCATGTCGTTTTACTTTGGTGGACGCACAATGGAAAAAATTGCTGAAAGGGTTAAAAAATGACTCCAAACTTTACGCTTGCCGAATTAACACACACCGACCACCGCGAATTGGATAACACACCAAATGAAACCGAACTTGCAAACATTCAAAGATTGGCTGAATTCCTTGAAGAACTCAAAACCGTTCTTGGCGGTAAGCCGATTATGGTCAACAGTGCGTTCAGGTCGAAAGCCGTAAACGATGCCGTAGGCAGTAAAGATACGTCACAACATAGGTTAGGGTGCGCGGCTGATATACGCGTGCCTAGCATGCCCCCTGACGCGGTGGTGCGTGCAATCATTGCATCGGATTTACCATACGACCAAGTGATTCGAGAATACGACCGCTGGACGCATGTAAGCATCCCAAATGAACCCGCACGCGCACCACGCAAACAAGCGTTAATTATTGACAAACAAGGCACTAGGATATTCGCGTAAGTGCTTCGTTGGTTAACTCCAACAATTCATGTTCGCTGATTCCGTAATGGCGTTCAAAGCCTTTGTGTCCAAGCCCATGGACGCCCGTGTTACCGCGATGATGTTCTGTGCATAACCCGATAACAGGCGCGTTGTCGCGTTTGCCTCCAAATCTTCGGATGTGATGAATTTCGCATGGGGATTGACCAAGCGCGAGGTAGTGGCACAAAATACAGCCAATGCTGGCAACTTGGTCATAATGCTTCTTTGTAATATTTTTCATCAAATGCGTTCAGTAAAGTCTGAGGGACAGAATAAAACTCGCCGTGACCAACGTCTTTTAGATTCTCAGGTTGCAAAAATTTCCCACGCCCAATCCATCCGACAATCCGAATATGAGTTGGATGAATTTCGGTTAAGACAAAAACGTCGCATGGCTTTTCGACAGACCATCCAACAGCGTTGAGATTACCACCGGCGGTGTACGTGCTTTTTACGTCAATTGTTCGCCCGTCTTGCGTAACCAAATCAGCCCCAAATTTTCGGAAATCACAATTAAGGTCAAAATTAAGGTTTAACGTTTTGGCAACTGCGTATTCCGTAATTACCCCATTAATCGACAATTGCAATGAATTTTGATTTGCGTCTTGCTTGCGTTCTGTTCCTTGCTTGCTTGTAATGCTGTGGCGCATTTTGCCAATGTACATACATATATCAAGTTCGGTTACTGTTAACGTTTGGCGCAAATATCGTTTGTTATGGTCGCTCATAAAACAGTAACCTCTTTAGCCCTGCTTTTAATCCGTTGGCGCGTTTTAACAATTAATTTTTCGTATTGGCTACGCGGGATGCTACGGCGTTGCAAATCGTGGAACTCGTAAACGTCCCGTAGCGCGGTTATTCCTGTTCCTGATAAACCCATGCTAAGCGTTGTTTGATAACGCAATGCCGCTTGTTCTAATGCTTCCTGTGCCCGTTTGCAATAAGGTAATGCTTCAGGTCCTATGCCTTCCAATGCCATAACTTCGGAAATGTTCATCATGTCGACCAATTCTTGCCAATCGTAAATTGTGCCCATGCCTTTTGTCATGGCATCCAACGCGGCTAATTCGGTCATGCGCAATTTGTCAAGCAAATGGTCTTGCGTAATACCCGCGCCAAGTATGGCATGCCGTATTGGGTCGATTAATTTCCAAAATTTTCGTTTGGTTTGTTTTCTCATAATTGCTTTAATGCTTCACGCAATCCCGCAAGCCCACCCACGCGTTGGTCATTAATAAAAATCTGCGGCATTTGTTTTGCATCGGGGTATGCGGTAAAAAAAGCATCGCGCACGCCGGCAATTTCCATATCGCATTCGATAAATTTAAGGTTACGTGCCTTAAGCATTTGCTTTGCTGTAACGCAATTTGGACAACCTTTTTTTGTATAAACAAATATGTTTAACATGTGTTTTTCTCCTTGAGTTTGGCTTCGGCCCATTCAACGCCATCTCTCCATGCGCCAGAGTTTTGCATGGCGTAGTTGGTTCGGCATAACCCTTGGTCAATTTCCATATCCGTCAGCCCTACCCATGTGCGCTGTGCATCACGTTGACCAATAAACTTTCCGCGAGGGGTACAGGCTCGCCAACAGGTTTCATATTGACCACAACAGGGTTTTGCGTCTTTTAGGCTTTCAATCAAACCCACAGGCTCATCTTTCGCTTCTAGTGCGGCTTTAATCGCGGTGTATGTGTTTTTATAAAGAACTTCTCCAGTATTTTCATAATGTTTCATACCCAAATCTTCCAACGCCTCCAATGCAAGGCGTAATGCTTCATCTTTAGTCATTGGTTAACTTCCATGTGCCATTGCAATAAACCAAATTCCCCATCCAAGTGCTGCGCTGTATTCGCTACCGATTAAGAAGCTACCGATGGCTATAAAAATCAACTGCATGTAGTCGCTAAATGTCATACGTCCTCCATCTTGTAGTTCAGTTTGTGATGTTGAAAGCGCATGGCGGCCTCCATGTCTAACTCTTTGAACTGCTCATCAGACAACAAACCAATGACATCACGCCCATTGAACCAAATCTCTTTGATTGACTCGTTATAGGTTGTTTCTCCATCGTTTTCATACTCATAAACGACAGTAACAATCTCGCTACCTGCACCTGTTGTTGTGTCAAATTCCCATGTACTCATGATTCACTCCTGTTAAAAATTAAACTTTACGCTTGTTTGATTGGCGATTGAATAGGGATTTACCCTAAGTCTTCTTTCAC